GATAAAAGAAACAAGAACTTCTGACTGGGTAGATTTATTCGAAAATATCGCAGACCAAGAAACACTAGATTATTTAAACTTTACTTTTGATACACCCACATCCTTATATGCGGCAAGATTGTCATATCATGGTGATTATTTTACTATTGATCAAAGAGCAGAAGTAACAGTTGCCGCTTATGATGAGTTTTCGGATGTTGTTTCAGCACAAATTTCAAGATTCTCTGACTTCCGTGATGCAACTAATTTCCCTAATGCAGACTCTAGAGGATTTATAGATTTTTCAGCAGGCGAAACAACTTTTCAAAATGTTGATCTTACAAATGCTGCTTACTTATGGAGTAAAAAAACAGGCAATACAACTTCTGAAATAACAGCCATAGCAGCATTTAACGAAAAAATATTAATTGCTTCTAACAATAAAATGTTTGTTTACTCAGCCGGTGAAGTATATGAAATTTTAAATGAGTCACTTATTGCTGAAAAATATCAGATTACTTGCATACACATTCATAATGGAAGAGCATATGCTGGAACTAATTACGGTCTGCTATTTGCATCTTTCAATGGAGAATTTTGGTCAGTTGTAAATGCAAAAGATCCTCTCAGTCTTTCAAATTACAAATTACTGAAACCTATTTTGTGCTTGACATCATTAGGAAATGATTTGTTTATTGGCACATCCAAAGGTGTGACAACTGAGTGTTCAATTTATAAATATGACGGTAAAAAGGTATCTGAAATAAAGTCTTTCTCATCGTTCGATAAAGTTACAGCATTAGCGGCTAAAGAGTTTACGTTATTTGCTGGACTAGGAGGCGAATACGGAAGTAAATCTTCATCAATATACAGTTATTACAATTCAACTTGGACACAAACTCTGTCATCTAACTTTGACAGCGTTGAAACTCTGACAAGAAGTTTTACAAAAAATTCGTTGATTGCTTCTTTCAGGGGTGGACAAATTTGGGAGTTGTCTTACACAGGCACAGTTCCAAAAACTTGGTCAAAAATATATGACACATATGCAGATCATGTTCATTTTGTATACGATGATCCTAATGGACAATACATTTATATATCTGCAGACAATGGAGTCTATGCTTATTTTAAATCAGTAAATGGATTCAAGAAAATTGTTTCTCACAATTACTCTACTGAACAATTAAATGCTACATGGAGATCATATACTGGCTCTGGAATTACTTGGACAGATATTGGAGACATAGAAAGTTATAATTTTATCGCTTACAAGAATCAAACTTCTGCTATAAATTATAATGGTGGATTTGCAACAACTATTACAGTCCCAACTGGTTTTACAAATCCTTCAGTAACATTCGAGGGAGCATTACTTACTTCAAAAACTGGAAATTTATCTTTTAAAATAGATTCAAGCGTAGGATATAATTTCTATGTTAATGACACAATACAGATAAGTAATTACAATACTTCAACTAATGTCACAACAAAATACTCAGCAAATGCTTTTTCTGTTGAAGAAGGTGACATACTTAAGATCAAATTGCAGACTACTAATAATGTTGGAACAGGTACGACGCTTAAGTTATCCTGGCAAAGGTCTGTAGAAGAGTCGTTTGGAATTGTCCCAGCAGATCAATTTTTAGGCGTGTCTAAAATTAAGTCTGTTACAAGCATAGGAAATACATTCTATGGAGCAAGTGCAGACGGTAGTGTGTACCAATTTACACCAACTCCATATGAAAATAATGACAGAACAATCTATGTAAGATTGAAAGATGAAGCTGGCAATATTCAGGGTGTGACTCTTCCTGCTCACGCCGACGGTTTTGAGATACTTAATGACAAAATGGTTCAAACGTCTAACGTAGGAAACAACCCTAGTTCATTTATTCAATACACAGCAACATCAGTTGTAAGTAACTCAAATACAACAGTGAATCTTGTTACTGGTGACCCTCAGAATAATCAAACTAGTAATCCGACACAAAATCAAACAGACGCAAACACAACACCTACTAACACTATTGTCAACAATACAAATAATCAAAATCTATCAACAACAAATAATTCTGGTGTGATATATCAAATACAAAAAAATGCAGATAATACTCTTAGTAGAAAAGGAATATATGTTCCTAATTCACGAGAATATTCAATTTTTGCTCCAGATAGAAAAGTAAGAGAGTACGGTATATATGAACCTCAACCAATATATGTACCAACTTTGATTACTTGGACAGAATTAGTTGCTTTAGTCTTAAATAAATATCCTTCCACAACAGATTCAAGTTTGGATTTTGGAACAGAAGTAAATATTTACATCAAAACAGGAAACACAAGAGCAGACTGTCTTGCTGCAACTTACGGAGACGCAACATCCTTATCTTCAATAAATGAGCCAGTATCAGTTACTACAGCACAATCTTTGACTGTTAATTTATCACCATATTCTGGAAAATGGATTCAGTACAAAGTTGAGCTTATATCTGCAACACCAAATGTTACACCTGAATTACTTTCATTAACACTTACATACACATCATCATCTGGAAGTTATTTCTTTACTAAAATGTTTGATACAACAGATTATGATTCTGATACTCCTTTGATTAAAAGAGGATTGCTCACTTCAAATGAGTTAAAAAATAATGGAAGCATAGTATACGGATATACAACTTCTGAAGATTCAAATGAAACATATAATTTTGAAAATTTCAATATTATAACACCGAACACCACGTTTGAGCTATCAGAAGCATCAAGCACAATTAGATTTGGAATATTCCTTACTTCTACTGGAGTTGTCCCTGCAATGGTCTACGATTTTGCCGTACAACTCGATATAGGAGATGCTTCAATAAAATTCAATCCTGCTCCATAGGGTAAAATGTCAAGTCGAACTTCTATTTACAAGTTTTTATATTCTCAGTTTGGTGATATTTGGTATCCAGGTTATGACTATGAGAATATGCTTAGTGTTGAATCACAGTTTCAAGGTGCGTATTCTTATTTTGCTCCTTGCATAATTTCTGGCTGGCAAGTAGAAAAACTGACAGACAATAGGGCAGATCAACTTTTACTCTTAAATGGTTTTGTTGAAAGTCCATCTTCAGAATATGGATATAAGTTAGACTTACTTAACCTTAGTTTTTCAGTCACTGCCAAAACTGCAACAACTTCAAATATTACTCTTTCAGGCGCTCAAACAATAGATGGAGTGTCTGTAGTTTCTGGTGATATTGTATTAGTCAAGAATCAATCTACAGCATCAAACAACGGTGTTTACACTGTTGCTTCTAGCACTTGGGCAAGACATTCATCATTAGATTCATCTTCGGATTACACAAACAATTTTGTTGTGTATGTTTCAAGCGGAAACACTAATGAACAGACTCTTTGGATAGGCTCTGTTTCATCAACAAGTTTTACATTAGGTGCGACTAATCTATATTTTGATAATGCCTTTAAACAGTGCATCAAAGTAAGTTCTGGAAGAGGCATACTAGATAAATATGCTGCTAAAACAGAAAAATCTTATTATTTTAGATACACAGTAAATAATACATTTTATGTTTGGGCTGAACCTGGAATTTCAACTTTACAAGATGAGTTTTGCGAAATAGTATCTTCTCAAAATCCTGACAAAAATTACGATTCATATTCAAGCGCTCTGTATCTCGCTGAAGTAATCGTTCAAGCAGACTCAACTTACACAGATTTCAAAATCGTTTCAGAAATAAAATATTCTATAAGAAGAAAACAGTTTAATGAAACTTTAGGAGATTTTCAAACAAATCTCAATTTGTCTTATCTAAAACATAAACATTTAGGTGACAAAAATTCTCCGTCCAAGATAAACTTAGGCAATTTTTTAGTATTAAATGCTACAAATTTTGATGATATTAGTACATACACTAATACTAACATATTCCTGCTAAGACAGTCAAATGGAAGCGTATTTTCTGGTGATATTAGTAGTTATGGAACTCCTATAGTTAAATTAGATGGTCAAACTTTATCAGAACAAGACTATAATATTTTTAACACTGGAACTTCATATAAATTATTTTTATCATATTCAGTCAAGTCAACATCATCACTTAAGGTTTATTTACCAGCAGCCAAAGCAGTTAGGTTGTATTCTGTAAATGCTAATCAACAATTGCTCACTTCTGCTCTTGTTACTCAATCATATACAAAGTTAAGTAATGGTGTAGTTTCTCAAAAAACAAATGATGATGGTTCTGTCTCTGACATTTACGAATTGTTTTCTTGGTCAAATTTTGATTACAGAGATGCAGTTGTCAAGATAAATGATTCAATTGTAGATTCTATTCATTATAATATAAACCCATCTTCTGGGACTATTTACTTAAACAAATCATTCCCCAATTATGATGATTATACTTTTGAAGATTTGACAATTACAATAAGTGAAAATTCTGAAGAAGTCAAGAACTCAATTTTGAATCAAAATATAAAGAATGTGTCTGCCAACTCTATACTTTCAGGGAAGTTAAACTTAAAAAATCTTTTACTTAATCATTATTCAGACACTTTGCACAAAACAAGTTTGACTTTTACTCCAAATAAATTTTTAGTTTCTGGAATTGGTAAAACTTATTTTTATCCTCATAATACAAATTCAAAAATTCAATACTAGCAAATTTTCTTGAAAGCCAAAATATTTTTAGTAATATCTTTCAAATCTACGCAGCAACAAACAGAGGCCTTTTCACGCTAAATATCAATAGCAATCTAGCATCTGATGTTACGTCTTGGAAAAATGATTACGGCAAGATAGTTTCGATACAAGATAATCTTTTATTGGATGAAAACTATTTTAAAAATCTTTATGTATTAACTTCAAATAATAGAGTTTTTTATAAAGATATCAATGACAGTTGGACAGAAATTAAATATCCAAAAAACAGTTTATTTCAAAATTATTCAATAAATAAGTTTATTGTTTCGAGCGACAGATTAGTTGATGGAAGTAATCAAACTTACTATTATGCAACTACGTCAGAAAATTTATTTTATGCAGTTATTCCAGAAAATGAAGCAATACAAAACTGGGATTGGATTGAAATAACAAATTATTATGATACTTCTGGAACTGCAATAACAACATTAAATGGTATATCAGACATTAAGGAAATAAGTCCCAAAAGAGTTACTTTTGTTGAAAATAAGCCAGATGAAGTTTCCTATGATCATTATATCTATGTTGCAAATAATGATAATACAGATAAAGGCATCTATATTGGAGATCAAAGTCAAATATCACAAATTTACACTGAAAAAGTTAATGGTATCTATGTAATTAAGAATAATGATTACAGAAATAATATTATTTGGTGGAATGATTATGATCTTTATCTCACTCATGCAGCAAGATATATAGAAGATTCAACTGGTAAATACTGGATCTTACCTTTCAATGATTCTTCCGCTACATATACTTCTGCTGCTGTATCCACTACCGTAAATGTATCTTTGTCTGGCTTGCAAACTATTGATGGTTATACTTTATCAGCGTTAGATAGAGTATTAGTCAAAGACCAAACTAATAAAATAGAAAATGGTATCTATGTTGCTGCTTCAGGTGCTTGGACAAGAGCAACTGATTTAGATTCTTCATCTGAGTTTGTAAGTTACAAAAAAATAAGTGTTACAAATGGTACTTCTTATGGCAGCAGTGTGTGGTTTTTGAAGCCCAATGATTCGTTTGTGTTGGGAACATCAACACTAGAATGGGATGTATACAAGCTTAAAATTTATTCAACAGATACTCCGGCAGGCGCTAGCGCAAGATCTATTATTAACTGTGTCACTGAAAGAAAAAGTTTTAGATTTTTCAATGAATATTTTGTTGGACATACAAATGGTGTCGCAAGAATAAAAGATTTTTCTGCAGATAATACGACAATATCTGCTTCAGAATTGTACTGGGAGCCTTTTTTCCAAGGAAGCGTAAATGCATTGTATAGTTACGATGACAATACAAATTACGGAAAACTTTACGCTGGAACAACAAATGGAATATTCTTAAGCTCTGATTTAGTTTGGGAAGATGATACAAACAATTATTCATTTGTTCTGTCTGGCTATAAATGGAAAAGAGCAAACGATACTTTTGGTGCAATTGATCCTGAATTTGTTATTTATAATTCTGATTATCAAAAAATTCAAGATTCTAGTGTCATTTACAACTATCAATTAGTTTCGACAGGCACATCTTATATTCCAGGTAAACAACTTTATTACGAGAATAGTTTCACTACTTTCAAGACAAGCCCTTGGAGCACACATTCAAGTTCACAAACTAGAACAATGGTTTATCTAAATGATAAGCCAAGTAATGTCCCGTTTTTCACCAATTCAACTGATGGAACAGTAACATTTTTGCAGTCTGTTTCAAAAGATGATGCAGACAATATAAGTCTATCTGTTGTTTCTGAAAATCCATCAATAACTAACAATGGAACTAAGCCACATTCATCAACTTTTATTCCAATATCAAGAACAATTTTACCGATAGCAAAACTTTGGAAAGAAAATCTTAACACTGATTCTATTTTATTGTTAAATCAAAGAATAGCATCTTATGATTTACTTTTGCTAAAAAATGATACTGCTTCAGAAATTGTCAACGTAAGATCTATTGATAATACAGTTTTTCCAATAGAAGTAACCTTAGTCTCATCAAGAAATTCAAGCGGTGTATCTTTTTCTGCAAATACAGAAGTTTATGGTATTGCTGATGATGTAGTCTCAGGATTGGAAGATGATATCTTTTTATTAAAATCTAATCAAAAATATTATCTGGATTCTGCTAATAATCAAAACATTCAAGAACTTTCAAGATACTTAAAAACTGGTATTTCCACAGTGTTTGATTTTTCTA